GGGATACGGCTCTTCGTGCTTAATTGTGGGCACATTGTCGACGCCAAACGTAGAGCCAGTCACTGGCCGCTCTTTGTCAAAGCCTGTAAAGCCGTTACCACTTCCGTAGTTTGTTGACACGCGGACTGTTTCAAATCTGTCACCAACTCCAACCTTATAGCTCCATGTGTTGATCAGGAACGGTCTTATCGACACGATTCTAGCTGTGTCTGCTGCATAGGCTGGCTTATTGCTTGCATCCCAAGTAGGAAACATCATCTGCAACTCGCCTGTGTAACGCAGACCAACAATGACTCGGGTTGCATCCGCAGACTGTAGTGTAACGGTTCCATCGGTTAGCGTCTGATCGCCTGTGTAAACACCGTCTTCGATTACAGCGACAGTGTCTCCTTCTCCGAAACGCTCACTTACGTCGTTGCTTATCAGGGCTCCTTCTGGTTTAACCAGCTCAATGTAGCTGTCCAACATCGGGTAGCTGGTAAGTTGAACTGGGTCAGTTTCTGCTAAGGCTTCTGTGTAAGTGTTTCCGTTTCGGCGGACAACAATCCACACTTGGTCCAACTGCGTGCTTGTTCCTCGGTGAAGAACACTGATGTCTAAAACTTGCGTATCACCGCCTAAGTCTTGTTCAGACCACGCGTAGAATTCTTCTTGTCTGTGATACGATAAGCAGTAAATTTTACCCGACCGAGTGCGCACCCAAATACGAGGCTGAGGCGTGTGCTGGTAGGCAATTTGGGCGATGGCATCAGTTAGAAAAGTTGGGTAAACAAGCTTTGATACATCATTAGAGGATGCGCTGTTAAGCGTTGTGTCATACTTATACTCCATCAGTCGAGTACCCGACTGGTCTGGATAAAACACGGAGCTACCCACTGTTTCTGCTTGAGCCTCACAGGGCTCTTCTTCTGTAAGCTCCATCCGTATCGTTTTTGGACTAATACCGTATTGGTACTGGTTGGGGACAATTCGGTAAATACCGCCCGTTGTGCCTACAATTAAGTCTTTGGCTGCGTTGATCCAACGGATTGCGGCGTTTCTGTTAGATAGCGCGTAGGTGATTGCGTCCGTATCCAAAACATCTCCGTTATCCTGTGTGGGCTGAAAGCTGGTTTCATCCTCGGCTCGGCTGTAATAGAGGAAGTTTGAGTTTGCGTAAGTTCCTCCAAATATACGCCGCTGCTCGAACTTAGCAACCGTTCTGGGGTAGTTGTCAAAATACCAAGCTCCCAGCTTAACATCTTCAAAGGTGCCTCCGTTTTCAAAAGCAAGTGTTCGTTTATTGCGAGGGACGGAGTTAATAAGTGTCACAACAACCTGAGTGGTGCTTACAAAGCGAGAAATGGACATGTACACATTTCCAGACTTCATTCGGCCAAGTATATGACGACCTACGTCTTCTGGACCAAACTTACTTTGTGTAACATTCAGCAAAGCATCGTTTGCAATCGTAGTGGCTGAAAGGTTGCTAAGGGCATCTGGAATAACTAAATTTCCAGTAGAGCTTCCTGAGTCATACTCTTCGACTTTTGGAACACCATCAGCTGTATTGTAGCACGATACAACATCAAATTGTCTCTGTGTGGATAGATTGCCGATAGTCAGAGTCTTTGTTGTCGCAGCTGGGTTTGTTGTGTTGTGTGGGTTTGACCCGCTTAGAGTGTTTATAAAAGTGTAAGAATAGTTACCCGACGGCTGTAAGACTGCGGTAACTATTTTTATAGCTCCTGTGGTGTCAGGACCAGCCATGTATAATGTGGTATCTAAGCCCTCATATATGGCGTAAACCGAACCGCTCTTATACAGTGTATTATTGTATGTTCCTCTATAAAACTCAACAGGGTGGTCTTCTGTACCTAGATGCTCTTTGATCTTAACCCAGCGAGTTTTGCTCCGAGTTTCACCTACTACGACATTGTTATTTCGCCTGTCATCGGCGACTCTAACCCACGAGTCCGTATACCCTGAGTTAAAAATAACTGTATCAGAGCGCAAATGTATTTCGTCCACATCAACTCCGTCTAGCTCTAAAGCTTTGCTTTTTGTTGGTTGTGTGGCTTCATCTACTTCGTCGCTATCTAATAAATACAGCTGAGCTGCGTCATCTTCGATGTCTAGGACAGACACAACGGGTTCTACGTAAACAACCGTGCTTGTGGGGTCTTCCAATGTGTAGTTTGTGGACGAACCTGCGTGTAGTGCTTTTCCAAGTAACTTGGTAGATCCAACGGTGTATTCCACATACCAGTCTTGACTGTAAGAGCCTGCTGGACTTGCTACGAAGTCATTGGCTATGGCTGAAAAAGCTGCTGTGTCTGCTTCAAGTTTTACATAGCGCTCGTTCTGTGAAATAGTATATTTAGTGCCGTCGTCTTCTTTCTCCAAGAACGGCTCTACTTCAAAAGTCAGGTCAGATAGAGTCCACTGATCGTCACCCTGTACTTCAACATTTGCGTTCAGCAAGATATCGCCTTGTGCATATAACGTGTAACCGTCACTAGATACAAGTGAAGATGCTACAAATGAAATATCCGCTGTAAGTTTTTTAGGTCTATGGCGACCGTGAGCAATGTAAAGTTCCGACGTTTCTGAGCTAAAACGTAGCTCACTGATGTCTACAGCCGAATAAGGTGTTGGGACTACGTCTTTTGATGTTCCATTAGAATCAAATATCTCCACTTGCTGCGGAGTAAACACAGCCCTGTATGGTTGGTCAGTTGCTAAGATAACGTCAACAGCCACCACGCTGTCTGTGGTGTAGTCTGTAGTGTTATAGTGTTTAAACCCTGTACGAAAAACAGCAGGTCCTTGAAGTGACGGAAAGAAGTTTTTGAATGTACGGCCAGAGTTAGCTACCCGTTTAATGTCAGTGCGTCCGAGAACGTAATCACTGATTAAACCGCCTGAGAAATCTGTCTGAACGTTGCTATACCGAGCCATACCTTTGGTGTGCGCTTATGAATTGAGAATTTCCGTCGTTGATGTAGGTTTGAGCTGGTCCTTGGCGACCTTCCAACATTCTTGCTCGTCGAAGCGCGAGAACGTATTGCTTGTGTAGTATCTCGTGTCTATTTTCCGAACCAGACAACTCAATGCTCATGTTTTGCGCCATGTGCAAGGTAAGCAGTCGAGTAATAAAAGCAGGAAGCCCAGATGCAGATGTTTCTAGATCTGGGACATAAGTGTATGTAATTTTCAGTGTGCTTTCGTCAGAGTAAAGCTTTCCGTTTGCAAAGCGAAAATCACTAATAAGGATATCTTCTGCACTTTCTATGTACAGAAACAAATTAAAATCAAGAGGAAGCGTGTATTCATACTTGAAGTTCGTAAACTCCAAAGACTCGGTTCCAGAGAGCGTAGCTCGTTTTGTGTTGTAATTGAATATATTGTCCCCAAACAACTCGGTGACGGCCTGAGCATAGGCACGTGTACTTATCTCATACGTGCTGCTTGATTCGTCATCGGCGTCGATATGAAAGCTGCCTACCATGCGTAGGGCAGAGTTCAGTATCTCCAGTTTGTTTGCTTCAGTAGCCATAAAGAGGAAGTAGCCTCCCCCGAATTGACAGGGGAGGCTACAGATAAGACTACGCCTCTAGGCAGCGGATTTCGCCAGTGACCTCACCCCACATACGAGATGCTTCAGCGCAAAGCTTGAAGTAAATGTAAGGGATGTTCTTCTTGGCAGGAACGCGCCACACATCGCCCTTAAGAGCTGTACCAACAGACATCTTAAGTGCTTTAGGTGTTGCAACGATAACACGACGCTCGTCGTCGTTAGCGCCGTCGCTGTTAAGTCCAAGACGCTCGGTTTGGATAAAGCGGAAGCCCATAAACGTGGTGACTGCGCCTTCTGCAAGAGACTTGCGAACTGCGTAATCCGAGTTGATGATTTCCTCAATACCAAGAAGGTCGTTGAACTGAGTCGAAGTAAGGAAGCAGTTAACAACGTCATCCTGACCGATAGCCTCAAGACGAAGCATCGTGCGGCGAGCCGCTTTGAGCTTCTCAAGAGTAAGACCAAGAGGAGCTGCGCCGCCAGTTGGAGTACCATCGTAGTTAGCACCGATGGAGAAACCTTCAGTGTTACCAGAGATGATGTCGATACCGTTTTTCGCAGTAGCTGCGTCATAGGTGTCAACAACTGGGTTAGCGTCGTTCTTGCTCAGATTACCAATCGTGATGTTGGTGTCACGAGTCGAGGAAGCAGCACGAGAGAACGTGACGGTTGTACCACCGCTACGCCCTGTGTAAGCTTCTCCGAAGATTCGGTCGATGATGATATCGTCGACCTTACGCTTACCCGATGAAAGGAGTGCCTGAGTGTAGGCATTCATTGGATCAGTAAGTACGCGCTTGAGATCTTTCTCGTCGATGTATTTGCCGAGCTCGTAGTCCTTAAGACCGATGCGGCGGCGATCGTGAGAGATATCGCTGTTAGGATTGTCGCCATAACGAGTAGCGTCTTCGGTCATTGCTGCGGCAACACCGATGCGATCGAAGTATTGAAACTCTTCGTTTTGGGACTCTTGTTCGAAATACGGCTGAAGTTTGGATTCAGTTTGCTGGAATGCTTGTTCGAAGCCAGCTTTGAATGATTCAACGTATGCGGTGTTAATAGCGGCAGCGTTGCTGATTGCAGCAGCTCCTGCGCCATTGCTTGCCATGTAGGATGGGTCTGAATAGGCCATGATAGTATATAATAAGTTAGGTTAAATAGAAGTTTGCTTTTTTTCGATGAGCTACCCTTTCGGACTCTTCTAGTTATACGGAACCAACGGCTATCTGAAGCTGCTACTGGGACCTAAAAAAAGGCTACCCCAATAGTAATGGGATAGCCTTGTTTAGGGTCTTTGTCAAGTTTATTTACGCAGATGGGTACAAACTTGAGTAAAGTCGTGCCCTTTGTTCTAAGACCTGCTGCCGCTTGGTGCGATCAGCCATGCTTAGAGAAGACGGATCGGACATAATCAGTGACGCATTTGAGGAATCTAGCTCCTGAATTGCTGTCCTGATTCCGTGTACGTTCTCAGAAGCAAAGCCCGATGTGGGGTTGTTCTGCGACAACGGAAGCGCATCACCAGACACTTCTGCAATGCGGTGAAACACCTTCAACACAGCTGGGTGGTTGGCGATGATGGGGTCTGACTCGATAAGCTCTCTCAGCTCTGGGATCTCCGAAGACAGTGCTTCGTAAGCTTGATTTGCTTCAGCCAAGTTAGCGTCATACTTTTCACCCCACTCACCCTGAATGGCTTGACGGTGTGCTTTCACTGTCTCTTGAGTCTGGGCACTGCTTAGCTCATTCCCATCTACAGCAAGCTGAACATACCGTTCGTACAGTTGGTCGAACTGCTGCTGGTTTAGACCCATCTTGGCAGAAAAATCCACTAGCTCTTGAATGCTCTCTTCGCTAATTTCGGGAGCCTTTTCTGCTCCTTCAAATGAAAGTTCTTCTGGTAGAGAGTATTCATTGTTCTCTGGTCGAAGATGGCTATAGAAATCATTCCACTGCTCTTCACCCCAATCTGCTTGAGGCACTGGCAATCGCTTAGTTCCCAAAGCACTCTGAGCGTTTACAAGTTGATCTGCAAGTGCGTGAACAGACTTGGTGTTCTTTAGCGTTTCGTGCGCCTTAAGGTTATCGGGCAACGACTCATAAAACTGGGCATATGTGTCTTCTGATGTAAAATCAAAAGTACTGGGCTCAGTTGCGGGTTCGGAGGCTACCTGTGTGGTGATATCACCGCCCAGACCCCCTGTTGGTTCTGTATCTTCTAGCATATTATTTATTCTCCATCTCTATTTTGTTAATAAGTTCTTGTGGATCATCCTGACCCAATAGAGTGAGAAAACTCATAGCCAACCGTCGTCGACCTTCGCATTCCCGAAGCTTTGCTTCGTCGGCGTGAAACACTGGTTTAGTCACATGACACTCCCTCAGCAACACTGTGAAGAAGCGCTTTCCTTGTGGCGTCTCCAGTATGTGGGTTAAGTCTTCTTTGAGCTTCGCTTTTTCACGAAGCCTGCTGAGGGAATCAAGGACTCGCATATTAGATGTTTAACAACTGACCTACGCCTTCTGGGTCTATCTGCTTGGCTTGTGCTATATCTTTCATCGCACCTCCGATTTGCGGAGCAGCAGCTATGGCCTGTTGCTGTTGGTTTTGTTGCTGAGTAGCTTCTTTTATCTCATTAAGCTCCTCTTCAGATTTAATGATGTCGGGCTGAATGTTTCTATACTGAGCATAACTTGCCAGCAGTCTTTGTTCGTTGATTGTCTCCATTATCTCGGGCTTGGCTTGGGCCAATGGGGTGATATCCCGCATAAAAGCACTGATATCTGACAATCTGGTGGCAAACTGAGACTGAGACGCTGGGCTAGAGTAAGATATCTCCAAAGACGCACCAGCTAAGGTTGCTGGCTTTTCTGGGAGCTTTCCGGTGCGGTCGAGCAACTCAAATGTTGCTTCGATGGCTGGTCCGAGGTATTCGGTCTCCATGCGGTTAAGCAACGGAGCCAACTGGTTTAGCATCTGTCCACGTACGTCTTGAATCTCTGTAACACTTTGACGTTCTTTCTTTTCCTGACGAATGATCTGGTCAACAAAGAATGCACGGTTAACGGAGTCACGATACATGCGAATCATCTCCATTACATACTGGGGTTGATTCCCAGCCATAATTGGTGATGGCTTCTCGCTACCTGCCTCATGAAACATGATCTGGCGTGAGCCATATTTCATGGGGAGCATGATGCTGTCTTCTTCCGCCGTAAGCGTCGGGAAGTTCAAATACTCCGCTGAGGTCAACGCCTCCTTAACCATCTTGTTAAGTGCGCGAATCTGCGACAAGCACGAGAATGCTGGGCCACGGCCGTACACTTCGTCTGCCAGCTTAGACCAGCGAGGCACTAAGAATGTAAAGTAGCTGGAACCGCTTTCCTGCAAAGGCTGCTTAAGCGCTGGGCACCAGTAGGTCACGCTGTACGGACGGCCTTTTCCAACTCGGCTGCCTTTCTTGGCTGCTTTGTCCGTGTTGGGTTCGATCGTGTAAATCAGCTCATATTTGTTGTGAATGGAGTTGTCCTTGTTGAACCCATCCATATCCACAACTTGTGGGAACGCCTGCATTAACTGACGGGCAGTCTTGTAGCAACGATAGTAAACTGTATCTACCGTTCCGTACTGGTCGGTGTCAAAGAACACATCAGCTAGCGGGCGTGATCGGAAGTTAACAACGCCGTTAACTTCAGAGATCTGTACGGGGGATGTGCCGTAAGCACCGATATCTAGGAAGCACTCGTGACTTGAGCTGTAGAACTGTGACTGAGGGAGCGCGAACTCGTGAAGGATTCGGTCAGCTACTTTCTGCAAGTAAGCTGTCTCTTCTGGGGTTACGCTACCCTGAGACCTGTCAGTGATGCGCAGGTAGAACCAGCGATCGGACTTGGGGATCAGGTTAGAGCTTAGACCATTCGCAAACATCTGGTTGCACCAAACGGCTGTATCGTCGTACATCTCCTTTGATCCATCTTCTTGCATGGGCGTATGCCCGTGATCAAATTTGTCGGAGTTTGGACGAACAAACCGCTGAGCATCATAGAACATGCTGTCTAAGTTAGACCGCAGAACCTTAAGCTCGGCATACCTTTGTTGGAGTCTATCCATATAAGTTCGTGCCGCCGCCTAGTGCTGAGCGACCCTGAACCTTTTTCTTTTGGTCAGCCAGTCTGCGCGGTAGCGTG